TCTCCCCCTTGCATTCCAGTAATTGTTTTGAAGCCTCCCAGGAAAAGTTTTCCGAATTCTGTTGCTGCTTTGGCTCCTCTTGCTGCAATTCCACCTCCAAGACCTAAAGCAGAAAGTATAACTGCCAAAGCGAGCGCGGCAATAGTGGCTGCTACAAGCTTTATGATCATTCCTTTAATAAAATCGGTAAAGAATTTCCAGAAAGCCTGAAGTACATTTTCTGTTTCTCCCATGGCATCAGATATAGCATTTGCCATACCACCAAAAATATCTGTTGTTATATTGCCCAAAGTAGATTCAGCTTGTGCAAGCTCGAATGTTTTTGCAATTGATTCAGCCATAGTCCTATTCATTTCTTCAATCTTGACTTTTGCTATTCCTAATCCTTCAATGGCTGCCTCTGGAATAACCGGTATTAATGCCTGTCCTTTAAAAGTTGGTTTTGCCGGTCCTATTACTCCCCCGGCTGCTGCTGTTGGTGTTGGTGCTATTATAGTTTTTTCTATCTCATCTAAAATTTTCAATTGTTCTCTAATAGCTGTATTTGTTCTCTCAATAGCAGAAGTCCAAGCATCTTGTTTTTCTCTTGTTCTTCCAAGAGCATTTTCTAATGCTTCTTCACGTTCATATAGACTACGCATATATCGAATAGATGCTTCTGTCTCTGTTACTCTGTCCTTATTTCTTATTTCTTCTTCTCTTGCTATTTGTGCTCGTACAGCTGCAAGTTCACTTTCTTGATTTATTTCTCTTGCAATTTGTTTTGTAAGTTTTGCTTCTTCTGCTGATAATGCTTCCTGTAAAATAGCTAATCTTATTCTTTCTTTCATTTGAAGATTAGTTTCTTCAAGAGCTTTCTTTAATTGTTCATTTGATACTTTTTCAGCATCTATATTACCAATAAAATCAGGATATATTTTTTGTATATCTTCAATAACTTGTAATCTTGCCTCTTCCGATATAGTTGCAGAAGTAGCTACTGTAACTAATGAATTTAATTCAATTTGTTGTTTTCTTAATGATTCACTTTGTTTATTGATATTTTTTATCAACCTTGAACCCCATTCTGCCACTTTTGCTAAAGCAGGAACAATTTTCTCACCCAACATTTCTTTGAAATCACCCCATAAATTATTCCATGTTTGTATTTTTCCGAGATTGGTTCTTGCCAACTCTTCATTCATAGCACCGACATTATTGGTAATAACTTCAGAGAGTATGGCTGATCTTTCAAGTTCGTTACCATGTTTGAGAGCTTCCGCTTGTGCTTCTGTGAAAGAAATACCAACACGCTTAAGTGACGAAACCTGTCCATCCAGAACCTTACCCATAAGATTTGCAATATTTACGGCATCCTGAGCATTGGCATTAAATCCTCTCTGTTGAGCCAGCAGGTTATTCATTGCCGGTAATAAATTCTCAAGGGATTTTTTCTGTTTTAGGAAGGTAGCCAGTTGTTGCAAACCGGATAATTGTACTTCATCACCTATAATACCTATTTTCTGATATGCAGAAGCTTGCTTTTTGAGATCATCAACAGCCTTTTTACCTAATCCCATACGCTGTTTTATGACTGTTGCAAGCTTTACTTCAGCTTCCTTTTGTACCTGGTAAGCCTTTTTTAAAGCCTTCGCCCATTGTACGATCTTATGAACGGCAAAAGCAGCGGCCAGGATCCCACCGATCTTTTTCATGGCAGAGCCAAACTTACTGCCTTGCTTCTTTGCTGATTTTAGCCCCTGATCAAATTTCTTTTTGTCAAGACCAAGAATAGCTTTTAATTGTCCTACAATTTTTGGCATTAGTTAATCCCCCATTTTTTAATCAGTTCATTCGCCCTTTCAACTGTCATTTCAGGAAAACCCTTATTTTTTTTATCAAGTGATAATGGAACAAGTCTTTTAGGCGTTTTACTCCTTTTCTGTCCAAAAGCCATATTATGAATCATGGCGGCAACAAATCGGGTTTGCTCCCATTGCCTTTCAAGCTTTCGCCGGTTATACAATTGCATCAGGAAAGTATGACGTGGACATAAACAGTAAAACTGATCCTCAGTCAAACCCAATTCTACCAAGGCCATATCATAAATATCCTCACGGCTTATAGTTTGGTCGTCACTTTTTTTTTATCAGGCGTAAACCACTCCGGGAATTGAGCAAACTTCATGGCTTCGGCAAGCTTTTTATTTTCTTCCCTTGTGGCCTTATTCAATGCCCTGACAATATCCGGATAGGCGAAAAAAACTTTTTCCTTCCGCCTTACACAAAACCAGAAAGCTGCTCCATAAGCCAAAGCGTTCATCTGATCTTCCGGATCTTTCTTTAAAAACTCATCCGGTTCACAATCAAACACATCATAACCGATAAGCCAGGCTTTCCATTCAAAGCAAAACCCTATCTTCCGTTTGCGCCGGCCAAATTTTAACCGTAATTCACATTCCCATTGATTCATGGTGTTCATTATGTCACTGCACCTGTTGACGGTTCACCGCTGATAATAATATCCAGGGAATAACTTTTCAGATCATCATAAGGTCCATCAATATGCACATGCCTTATGTAACCATCCCCTTCATAATATTGATCACCAACAGCGCCACCAAAATAAGCTGTAATCTTTGTCCCTGCTGTCAATTTGGCTATAGCTTCATATGGTGTTTCATCTGCATGTGCTGGATCAACCAGACCATCCATCGAAAATTCCATTCCCTTGTACATGGGAACCCATTCTTTCCACTGATTTGTGCTTTCCCCGGTAGTCCCTTCAGCCATGTCTGCCTCAGCATCCATTGAAACACTCCTGCGTCCAGCGAGAACAGTAGTATCAACTTTTAATAATGTTTCATATCCTGGTTGTAAGCTCATTTTATTAAATTTTAAAGATTAAATATATGCATCCGCAGCTATCAAAATAATGTATAGCGCAGTTGAATCGTTATTTGATGTGTAATCAATATTTTTCGCCCCGGAGGCAACTGGTATTAATACACTATCAGCTTTAAACAAAAGACTCTGGTTGGCCTGCAGGTCGAAATCATAGGTAGCCCCGAATAAGGGATAACTATTGCTGGTTGCCTCATCAATTGTAAAAACGGCTGCTGAATCATCTTCGACCTTAAATTTTATAGCCATAATTACATGGCCGGTTAAATCCAGGCTTTCCCCTAACGTATTTGTCAGGCTGGTCAGATCCAGAGTACCGGAATTTATGACAGTATCAGCATACACAAGATCAGCATCATTCCGGGTATCCCCGTCCCGGTAATTAATAGATTCATCCACACCGTTTAACTCAATATAAGTTGTTGTTAGCGGTGTGACAAGATTCTCAAAGACGGTTAGTTTACTAATCATCCTTGCATTTCTCACGCTGGTTGTTGACATTGTGATAATGCCAATCAGTACCAGCAATACGATAAATAGATATTTTTTCATTTTTTTTGTTCTATTACGTTTGACATTCTTAAAGTTCTTAAAATATTATAGCTGCTTTCTGTAATTTCCGTATCCGGCGTAATTCCTTCAGGCATGACCATAACACATTTGAAATTGTTCATCAGGATCATCAAAGGATCGCTTATCACCTCTATGATCTGTTCAATAATCCTGTTTACTGGTGTTTCATCACCCTCATTCACATCCTGTAAGCTTACGGCCTGCATTGCTACGGTTGCCTTGTATATTGGTCCATCCCCGGTACTCATATTATTAAGATCCTCAACATAAATAAGCACATATTCCGTTTCACGTTGTGCTATCTTTGTCCCCACGGCAACCGGACTGCCATTCCAGATAATTGATCCATTAAGTGCATTTACATAAGCTTTTAGTATTTCGTGTGTTGGATCCCGGTAAATCATGACAATGCTGCTTTAATTTTATTATCCAAACTCCTGCATCCAAATCTCCATGCCGGATACATAAAAGGCCGTGGCTTCGTTCCGGGGTGTACCACCTTTTTGCCATAAACAGCATAATCCCCGCTTATCATTGGCCAGCCTGCAGGCGCGCCTCTTTTGGGTCCTGCCAGGATTTTCTTTTTCCGGATTGTTATCAAATGAGGTCTTGTCCCTTCCTCAAATGGTCTGGAATAGCTTGCCTTGCTCATCACTACACCTGTTAATCCTATATTGGTGATTTGTAATTGGATATTATTAATTAAAGTGCTACTTCTCACCTTAGAATTACGAGTATAATTACGAACCTTTTTTTTAGCGAATCTGTGCATATCCAAAGTGGCAGAGAAAACAGCTTTCTTGAATCTATTGTCCTGTTTTACAATATAATTCTCCACTTCTTTTTGGAATTGCTTAATATCAAGGCTAAAATTTATCATCTTGATATGTCCATTTTTACCGTCTTATGGCCTATTGTTAGGGAATGAATCTGGAATTCCCTTTCTTCATAAAATACCTGGCAATCACCACCCGGATTAATTGTCCTTTTCCTCATCTCAACCTCATAAACTTCAGTATAAGCAAGCCTCCCATATTCCAAGCGTTTTAATCCGGTAACGGGCAGAACAGAAGCCCAGGAAGTATAATAATTAGCCCATGTATTTTTCCAACCGCCTATTTCATTATAGACTTTGATCCTTTTGCGTATGGTGATCCTCTTATTATACTTTGTGACTCTCATATCCAGACTCTCCGATGTAACTTTATGATCTTATCGACCATACCCAGGTAATTCCCCTCATAAAAATCATCCCTGTTTTCATACCACTGAAACACCTGTGTTTTTATGGCTCCAATCAAATCTTTAGGTAAATTCTCAGTATCGGTATGACCGTAACCGGCCTTACAGGTTACCAGAAGATTATAAACAGAACTGGTTTCTGAAAAAGGGTTACTTACAGAGGATAGACCTGAAGTAATAATCTCTACATCATAAAGTCCTCTTTTATAATAACCCGAATTCAGGGTTAATTCCGTTTTCGTTCCCAAGTAATCTACTGTCTCAACTTTGTCCACAGAGATGATAGGGTAAACAGGAAGTATAAAAGGAGCATCTGCCCACTTAAAGAAAATCTCATAAGTCCTTTGAGCAAAGGATAATCCGGTACGCTGTTCCAAATAAGTACGTACCGTTTTTATCATATCATCAATCAGAGTGATCTCATCAGCGTCCGTATCCTCATATTTGATATAAGGTTTTAAATCGGCTGCTGAAAGGATCTCACTTGTAATATCTGTGCTGATACGAATATCCATTGCTTAGGTCTTTTTAGGACTCCTTCCTTTAACATTCCTGGTAGTTATCGGACCGGATTTAACCTTACCGGTAACCTCTTTAGTCTGTCCGGTAGATTTCTCCTCTTTCGTTTGCCCGGCTTCCTTTTCTTCCTTAAGAAGCCCCGCCTCTTTCAAGCCGGGGACTTCATTAGGAAGTATGGAAATTACCTTACCATTTTTCAATGTGACTTCGACCTTTGCCATTATCGCTCGTATAGTTTAAAAATCACATAATTAACTGTTAGCTTATCAGCCGCCCCGCATGTTCCATCGTTATCAATGAACAACCGGAAGTATCGATAAAAGTTATCTCCACTGCCTGGCATAGCATTAGCAACACCTACATGAGTAGCTTCCAGGGTATCAACCATTGAAGTTTCAGGTTCATATAGACTCACTGATGCTGTTTGAGCATTATTCTCAACAATTTTCGTCCAGGTGTCATTTTCAAAAACCTTTCCTTCCAGGTCAATACCATAAGTTTCCGCAGATCCTGTTCTTGTCACCTCTGCTCTTGCATTACAGGTCACCGGAACAGATTTGTTCGACAGAATTTCAAAATACAGGGTATCCTGTTCTGTCCCACAGGTATCAGCGGCTACACCGGTGTACTTGTAATAAGTAACACCTTTTTTCAGGGTACGTTGTACGGCTGTCCTTGCCGTAACTTGAGCAGCGATAAAAGAAACTGCTACAAAAAGCAATATTAAAATTCCAATTAAACGTTTCATAGTTTTTCCTCCTTTCTTTTATCCGGTTACTTCTTCAATCAGCGGTTTTCCTGCTGCAAACGTTCCATATACAAATCCATAAGCGGCCGGAGCAGATATTTTAACACCGGCGATTCTCATACTTGCAAAAATCAATACCAGGTCTTTCAGGACATCACTTTCATTCTCATAATGCCATGAAATCCTCATATTCCTTTTGATGTATGCAAATGCCTGTGAGAAATCACCAACAATAAATTCATCTGCAGTTAAATCAAGGCTTGTAACAACCCTAATACCTGAAATATTCAACCCATTACTACTCAAGAAAGGTGGTAACAAATATGAACCATCTGTTTTTTTCAGCAATTGCATATTGGTTACACTCCCTGGATTTACCAACGCAATATTGGGCATATAGCCTTTTTTGTTCGTATCGCTGGTATTGCCATTGTTTACCTGAAGAATAGCAGCCATTAGAACATCGGCATCATTTGCTTCCGGCACTTTAGTGAAATTCGCCGGTTTAGCAAATGTCTGGGCATACTGTGTGATCCCTTTCAGGTATACAGTCGTTCCAGCACCCGATAAAAGTTCCGTTTCCCTTTTCCGGGGAATGCCATTTTGAACAAGATCCATGATTTGATTTCTCATCTCATCAAAATCCTCCATAGCAGAACGGGATACTTTTGAGTGATCAGCGATCATCATAATATCCATAGCCTGTTTTGTCCAGGTTTTTACTGACTGAGCAGCAGGGGCCGTTTCTTCGGCTACCATTTCTGCCGAATCTGTCCGGGTAGTTTCTTCCCACCAGCTGATCTGATCCCTTCCGGCTCCGATTGTCCTTTTTTGTATAGCATTCCAAATAGGCGTTAACCTCCAAGGTGCCGCTTCTACACCAGGTTCAACCTGGGCCTCAATAGTACCACTATTAACATCAGTGGTTGTAATCCCATAACTACCCTTTCTGGTAGATGGGATATTAAGTTCAAGTGATGTAATTTCCCCTACGCTTTGTTTCTGTCCCTTCGCTTTTCCCATAAATTCATCACTTTTTAGTTGTTCCTCAAGCTGTTCATCGAAAGATTTTTCAGTGCTTCCCTGCAGTTCGGAAATCTGCTTGATAGTTGTGGAAATATCATCAAGTTGTTCCTGTTGCTTGGTCATATCTTCCTTACTGGCAAGCGTTTCAAGCTTTTCTTGTGTCTCAGTATGCTTGGCCTCCAAATCCTCAACGTTGGCTTTCTTGTCCATGTCTGATTTTAACTCCTCAATGGAAGTGTTAATACCATCAGCCATTTCCTTCACTTTTTTTTCTTCTTCACTCATCGTTTCAGAATTTTAATTGATTATAAAATGTTTCAATCAATCCCTTTTCGAGTGTTGACGGGTCCGTTTTGGAAGTGTCAGCGGGTCCTTTCGGAGTGCCAGACGGGTTCCTCGGAGTGTCAGACGGGTCGTTAAGAAGATTCTTTAATTGATCATATAATTGTTCGATTTTCTTTGCTTTTTCATCAGAATAGTTGCCCTCTCTCATCATGATTTCCAATTCATCCAGGCTCTTTATATCAATCAAGGGTGTTTCGGGATTTGCACCCCAACTGTAAAGGGTCGAATATTCCCATAGTTTCCATTCCAGCACCTTGCGTTGATCATCCGTATCCCTTTTTATGGCATTAACTCTTATAGAATGTTGAAGGGTCCTGCTATGTTTGGCACAAAGCCTGTAATCTTCAAAAACATCTTGTGCAAGTTGCTTTTTCATGTTCATCTGGCTTACGGCAATAGCTCCGAAATCATCTTCCTTCAGTTCCAAGGGAATACCAAGCCAGTAGTTTGTATTATGGTTTAATAGATGCCATATCTCTCCGATATTGTTTTTAAAAGTCCTTTTGAATGATCCAGGCATAGAGATATCCCCATCACTATCCTCATTATCAAAAGAATTCATATAAAGAGTGACAATACCTTCTTTTTCATCTAGGTCTTTCACTTCATGTGTGAAATTTTTAAATACATAATTTTCCATCGTTATTTCGTTTCATATGTCATTGAACAAAAGCAATTTATCGTATTTCCTGCCGATCCAGCCGGATCCCCGGGATATTGTAAATCTTCACCGTCCACTACAAAAGGCTCATTGATATCTATCCATTGATTATCCGCTTCCATGTGAGCAGCCCTTGAATTGGCTGTAAATGCTGCAAGCCAACCCTTATTGTGAGGAAATGCTGTACTCTGCACACCCTTTAAGCTTCCCCAATTGGCTGCCCTGTTGACCTCTGTTCTCACTATTCTTTCAGTCCTGAAATACCTGGCTCTGTGCCATTCTGATTTTATCCGGTCCCTCAACATTGTTTGCGCTGCTCCCCCTCCAATGCCCGTTTCAAGAATCTCAGGAATAAGATCATCCAGAAGCTTTTTTAAAAGAACTTCAGAAGTATCCCCTATGGCTGTGATTGTAGATCCCATATCAGTTATCAGGTAATTCTCAATAGCCTGCAGGATCAGATCCTCAATGATCGCATCTTCATCTTTCAGGATCTCCACTCCCCTCATGCTTTTCGCCTGCCTTCTGTCAAACTTTGCGAACTCAAAAGCCGTGGCCATATAAAGATGCTTGTAAGCACCCTTTACAGGTCCGGGATCAAGCTGTGGTACCTCCAAATGAGTTATATTTCCAGTTTGATCTATCGCCTCATACAAGGGCTGTATTTGCTTATCTAGGGCTTTCATGAATACTGGTCTCATAGCTCTACGGAAACTGGCTTTACGCCTGTCAATACTTCGCCAGGATCGCCTTCTGAAACTCAAAACTTCAAATTTTCAAAGAACGTTTCTTCAAGTGACTTGCTTGCCGGTTCAAATTTGATGCATGTTATTTTATGCTTCTTTAACCATTCTTTAGCTTCAGCCTGGGTATACACATCTTTTTTAAACCGGTATGCCTGTTTTGTCATGGTCGTTTCTCCTTTCAACCTTCCAAGTATTAGGTCAATACCATGATCTATATTTTTTCTCCGGAAGGATCCCTTTTCAAACTTTGAGGGATCATTCACTGGACAACTATGCTCTGATGGATAAGGCATAACTTAAAATTCTATTTTCTTGGTTGCCAGAATCTTTTTCTTAGCTGTATATTCACTCAGGTTATCGGCCTGAATAGCATCGGCGCAATCAGCAATCTGTTTTTCAAGAAACTTTTCAACCTGCGCCCTGGTCCATGTTTTTTGTTTTTCTGTCATAACTATTCCTGTTTTTCGTTTTCCCTGGTAAGTGTAATATTTATGTAAACTTCATTTCCTAATTTCCAATGCCTCCATCCATCTTTTGGTTCGGTCTCAACAACCTGTTTACTTAATGAGAAATCAGTTAGGAGATAATTATCAAGTCCTAATTTTTTTAATTTTTCAATCAATTCATCCATTATTACATTGCCTCCTGTATTTCATGGTTATTGTAATATTTATCACTCTCTGAAATATCTTCCTCACTGAAATTCAGCGGGATCTTATTTGCATTGATATATCTCACCTGCATTTCCGGCTCTCCTGTTGGTTCCAGACCAAGCATTTCCAAGTATTGATCTCCGGTAATGGCAGCATCATTAAAAGCCTGGCTTATCCAAGTAACTTTTTTGGCCTTATCTTCCTGTAAGCATTCTATACCGGAATAATCAGCAACTAGCTTAAAGGGTCCATAAGCCTGAAGGATCTCAGTAAAGCCCTCACAGAAAGAAACCTGGTCCGGGATGATCCGGTGTCTGTAGATAGCTTTCTCTGCCAGGGTCTTATTATCGTAAGTGCTGGCCTTGGTATCCCCGAATAACTCTGAGGGTACCTGCAAAAGGTTACAAAAAACCCTTAATCCATGCTCCGACATCTCAATGATCTGTAAATCATGAAGGTTATCAAATCCTATTTTTGTGAAACCTACTTTACCTCTTGTGAAAACAGGTACCTGAATATTGCTTATACCTGAATATTTTGTTTTCCATCTTTCACGAAACTTACTTTCCTGTTCCTCAGTTGTTTCATCTGATTCACCTTCCTTATAGACTATCCCAGGTGGATGCATATTGGAATAGGTCTTAGCTGAAATCTCATATCCCTTGTTTTGGGAATTGATAATGTTTGCAGCTACCTTAATAGGGGAGGTACCCATAAAATTTTTTCCATCACTATATTGAAGGGTCGGGGCAAAGCGTTCATGCCATACATCAAATGCATCAATTTTGAATCTTTCATTCATATCCAGGGTATAAAAACCCACTGGTTCCCGCCAGGACTTGGCTTTAATCGTAACATCCTGAGATGGCATCATTAGTAATCCATCATTGGTTAGTTTGCCCTTATTCAGTCCAGCTGGTAATTTTGGAGCGTAAACAATAGCATTGCCTGTAATGTATCTGAATACTGCCCAGGCAACCTTGAATTCATTGTAGGTCTGGTAATAATTCGGCTTTCTTAAAATGCTGGCAATCTCAGGATTAAAAGCATCTACCTCCGTTCCATCGGCCTTTACTTCAACAAGCTTATGTTTAACCTCAGCAAACATGGAAGCTAGCTTTATGACAATGGAAAAAACATCCGGATTCCCTTCATAGCCTTCCTTCACATATTGGCTCATCTTTGAATCTTTTCCCAGGGCCAGGCCGGTACTGAGAAAATCATAAATAGCATGGTACATTTCGTTTTGCTCACTTGCCCGAAACTCAACTTCAGCAAATTTTTGCTTCAGAACCGCTATCTCTTTTTTATATTTAGATCCAAACATTGTCGTTCGGTTTTTGTCCTAACATTAATTCAGTTAATGCCCAAACAAGTGCATCAACACGGTCCGGGGATTTATCGTTTTGTGCATCCCAGGTAGTCATCTGTTCCTCTAGTTTATTAATATTCCCTACATGATGGACTTTACCTTGTTCATAGAGTGCTACAACAGGTTCAGCACGGATAATTTTACCCCTGGTTGCATGAACAGATTTGTAGGATATTTGAGGTTCAATGGTCTTAATATTCGTTTCAACCAAATCTCCCCCGTTATTTACTTCAGCAATTACACGATCGACATTCCATTTATGATAATTATGGACAACTCTTTCAGCCCATTGGTGGGGTGTAAATATTCCACTGGCATCATTTAAAATATACCCATGGTCATCAATACCTTTACCGGCTATAATAATTCCCGTTTCATCAGATTGCGCTGTTGCGGTTACAGCTGGATCAACACCTATAACGATTCGCTTTAATTCAGGGGCTTTTTTTACACGATAATTCTCAATCATTGAATTAATCCATAAAGCCCCCTCAATATCTTCGATTATTTCAGCATATATTTCCTGCCTTCCAATCCTGGTTCCCTTGTATCGTTCAGTAATAGAATCCAAGAATTGTTTACTGAGATTTTTCCTATTGTCATAAGTAGATCCATGTGTAACAACTGTTCCAGGATATGCCAGGATCTTTTTGAGTATTGAAATCGGTCGCGGTGTTGTGGTGATTAATTTTTTTGTATCACCTTGCCTTACTGACATTTGTATCATATCCCATGCATCTGCCGGATATGACCAGGATGCAAACTCATCAAACCATCCTCTGTAAACTTCAATTCCCCTGATACGATCTGGTTCGTCTGCTGATCGGATATGACAAACACATCCGTTATTCCAGGTAATGCGAAGTTTAGAAGGCTCATATAAAGGGTAATTATTTGGTGGGGAAATTGTTAAAATACCAGATGGACCTTCAATCATTATATCCCTTAAATCTGATGCTGTAGCACCAATAAGAAGTATAGAAGGAACCTCATCGGACCATATTCTGACTATTTCAGAGCCTGTACGGGTTTTACCATATCCCCGACCTGCTTTTATAACCCATGTATCCCAATCATCTAGGGGTTGTTGCTGGCTAGGTCTGCCGATATAATCCCATCGGTATTCTAACTCCCTTGATAACTCATCTACCTCAATCAGCTTCTCCTGGCTCCATGAGCTTATTAATTCTGGCGATAAGTTCATTAGTAGGAATATTATTAAAATCAAATTTTTCACCTTTATTGCTATGGTCTATTAATTGTTTATTGTAATATCCATGATTGTTGATTAAACAGAACTTTGTCATTGAAGCATTTAGGCGGTCTGCAACGCCATATTTTACAAGTTTTATTTCTTGAATTTTCTTCGCTCGTTCAATAAGCTTTAAAAACGACGAGAATTTCCCACTTAGGTAATTTGGCAATTCGGGGTAATAGTTGTTAACCAAAACAAAAAATTCTTCATAAAAAATATGCCCCTTGTCATTGCCTTCCTCGTCTTTTTCCTTTTGCCAATCAAGTAATTCATTACCTAATTCCAAGGCTATTTCTTCGGTCCACTTTTCCGGGGGCTGGTAGGTACTGGAAAATTGCTTTCCGTCCTCTGGTCTGATATTTTTATTCCCCCCTGGCATTATAGGTTTTCCATCCAATCTTTATGAAAATCATATACTGGTTTATTATTCTCAAAAATGTATTGCTCATATTGTCCATTTTGGGACATATTGCCGGATCCTTCAACTACATAATAGTTTCCCTGAGCTGTTTTCATCAGAATTATTTTGGTATGTGTGTGTGCCATTTTTACTCTCCAATTCTTTGAACCATTTACCATCAACATTTCATTGATACCTGTCTTTGCATATATTCTGGTATTAACAAGAAAGAATAGGTTTTGAATGTCCTGGGATTTATGGAGGCTTAATAATTCGGCAATGGTTTTTTTACCTATTACATAAACAGCAACATATAGATCTATTATTTTTTCTTCTGCCAGAACTGCCAGGATAAAATCAAGGGTTACGATTGCCTTTATGGTTACTATTCGGTGCTGTTCTCCTGATTCTGGTATACCTGAAATGGTAGAAATGGCGGCAAATGATTCTTTTATCCGGTCCTTCGTGGTTACGGTTATCGAATTGGACTTAAAATTATCTGAATGTAGGTCTTTTGCCCCGGCTATACGGGACCTCCGCTTTTTATGTATTATTTCAGATTTAAACATTTAGCATATTAAACTTTTATTAATTTAATACCTTTTTATCCTGAATCTTACAATATACAAAACAAAAGTCCCGGAAGCCAAGTTGTTTTATTAACTTGTTATTAACACTTTTGTTAACATTTGTATGTTTATTGAATATAAAAAGGGAATAAAAAAAGCAGGGCCTACCTCCGCCACTAAAGACGGTTTCGGTCCTGCAGTATAAAAATAGCCTGCCCGGTCCGCACCTCCAGATACCATTTGGCTCCGTAAGGCTGATACCTAACAAGGTTTTTGGGTATCAATTAACGGTAGACAAATTGAATACGATCAATTCCAGATTAAAGCCTACGTTCTTTAACCTTCAGGCCGTTTTTGTAAAATTACGAAATTATATCGTAAAAAAACCGGGTAATAGCCCGGTTTAGGAAGGTGGA